CGGCGGCTGGAGCCGTCACGATAGACACGGGCCACGGGATCGCCGGCAGCGGACCCGCGAGCAGGAACAGTCCGGCGGCGAGGAGGACGAGCGGTCTCATGCCCGCGGCTCCTCCGGCTTCAGCAGCTCGGCGTGGAGTTGGAGAGCGATGGAGACGGCCGGTGTCTTCCCCTGCTCGCGGAGCCGGGTCGCAAGATCGCTCACGATCCGAACGTCGTCGGTAGGGATCTTCGAGGACGAGCCGAAGGCGCGGAGCCCGCGGGCCCACTGGACGACGAGGTATAGGGCGTAGACGACGAGGGCGATCCCCACGGCGGCCTGGGCGTACTGAATCACGAGTCGGTCTCCTGTGGCATGGTGTCGGCGATCTGGTCAGCGATGGCGACGACCTCGCGGACGAGCTCGACGCCTTCGGGTGTCTTCAGGACGGCGGCGACCCGCGAGGCGAGCCGGTCGTCGAACTTCGTGTTTGTTTTCTCCGCGAGCCACTCGGCCAGGTCGCCGAGGACCACGGCCCGCTCACGGGCGTCGAGCGTGGTCGAGATCCTCCGCATGTAGCCGAGGAGCGGCGACCACGCGTGAATCGTTCGGATTTGATCGACGACCGGGATCGGCATCGCATCACCTGCCGCGGAGGACGGAGAGATACTGCTCGAGGACGCCGCCTGCGATCGCCAGGACAAGCGTCCGAACGGCTGGCCGGGCGAAGATCCAGATCGGGTAGACGGTGGCCGGGATCGCGTAGTCGGCAACGGCGTCGAAGAGCCGGCCGACAGCGTCGAGCGCGAACTCCTTTTTTTCGGGGCCCGACATGGCCTTCACGTTGTCGAGGAACGGCACGACGAGACGGAGCAGGGCGAGCAGGAGCTCGCCGAACTCGCCCCAGGTCAGGCCGTCGGCGGCCCGGGCCTTCGCGGTCTCGATGAACACATAGACCTGGTCGAGGAGTCCGTTCTCTTTGTCGGCTGCGGCGGTTGCGGCGGTGGCGGTCGTCATCGTTTTCGTCTCCAGACGGCATTGGCGGGGACGACCTGGCGGCGACGTTGCCGGCAGGTCTGGCATTCGACGTAACGGACCTGGCGGTCGCCGGCCCGCTTGCTCGACTCGACGCGGCAGCGGCCGCCGCAGGTCAGGCAGGTGGTGGTCACACGAGCACTCCGACGACAGAGACCTCGACGACCGCGACCCACTGGTAGGTGAGCGAGACGGCCGAGCCGGTGGCGGTCGCGGCGGCTGAGAGAACGACGGCGGTCGCGCTCGTGATCTCGGTGACGGTTGTCCCGGCCGGGATGCCGGTCCCCGAGACGGCCATGCCGACAGCCAGGCTGGCCGTGGAGGAGATCCCGGCGACGGCCGTCGAGCCGTTCGTGGTGTTGCCGGCGGTGACGACCGCGGTCGCATTGTTTGTGACGCGTAGCGTCTTCGACGTGGTCGTCGTTGGCAGGCCCGCGACCGGGGCGTAATGGACGGCGACGCCGCTCGCACCGACCCGGTATGCCGTGACCTGGGTCCAGCCATTCGACGTACCCTGGTCGATGGTCAGCGTCGCGCCCGTCGACGAGTTGCTGATCGTGATCTGCTTGACCGCAGAGAATGCCGTGGTGACGGTGCCACCGAGGATCGTCGACTCCAGGGCGCGGAGGTCGAGCGTGGTCGCTCCGGAGGCCGCCAGCGTCAGCGTTCCGAACCAGAGGCCGTTCGCCTGCCCGGAGGCCGTGCCGTTGATCAGGTCGGTACGGAGCGTGGCGTCGCGGGAGATCACCAGGTTGCCGTCGGAGTAGACCGAGCGGATCTGGACGGCGCTATTGTGGGTGAGCGTGGGCATGTCGTTTCCCTGTTAGCCGGCAGTGATTCGCATCCGTGCCACAGCGGCCGCGGCTGCGGCCCGAGCCCCAGCGAGCGACGAGACCTTCACGGACCGCGACGGCGTTCCGGTGGCCTCGGTGGCCGAGACGATTCCCTCGGGGTAGTCGTCGACCCACACATCGACCGCGAGCCCGGCCGCGGCGGCGGCGTCGCGCTTCTGAGTGGCGGCACCGCACAGGATCAGGTCCGAGACCTCGAGGTCCGCGAACGCGAGCCGCAGCTCCTCTCGGTTCGCGTCGTCGTTCTCGCGTCGCGAGATACATACGACGCGGTTCCCGGCGTTGGTCGCCATCGACACGAACGACCGCCACAGGCCTGGGGCCGCGGTGAACGTCCGGTCGTAGTCGAGCGAGATCAGCAGTCCGCGGCCTTGCTCCCGATGCTGGACGAGCCCACGGGCTGCCTTCCAGGCGGTGAGAGAGCGAAGGCCGACGGAGCTGTTCGGGTAGGCGGCCCTGGTCACCGGCGAGACATCGAACAGCCCGGAGGCTTCGGTGATCGTCCTCATTACGTTGCCGCGATCGTCCTCGGTCCAGGTCTCGCCCTTCGATCCGACCGTGAACGCGAATGACGCGCCGAAGATCGTCTTCGATCTGATCAGCGTCAGGACCTCGGCGGCCGTCGGCGTCGCGACCGGGACGGCCTCAAACGCGAGACCCTTGTCCGACTTCTCGATCTTCAGCGTGCCGTTTGTGGTCCGGGCCAGGGGCCTGGAGTCGTCGTGATTCCAGAGCATCGGCACGTCGAGCTTCCGTTTCGACAGGACCTTGTCAAATGCCGTCGAGGCGAACTGCTCGCGGAAACCGCCGAGGTCGACGGAGAGCGAATCCCACGGCGGAGCGATGCCGCGGATCTTCGGCGACTCGCCGTCACGCTCTTCCACGAAGAGCGTGCAGGTCGACTCGTCGTCGGCGATCGACAGGTAGCGGCGTTCAGGTTCCACCGTTCGGACCTCCTGGCGTGATGTCGTTCGTGCCGTTGACCATCTGGGACGCGAGAGCCTCGGTGATCGTCGGGAACGCCGCGGTTATCAGGGCGATCGCAGCGTCCTTGTCGATCGTGCCGGCGGCGATCTGGTTGAGGACCTCGAGGAGCGCGGTCACCTGGGCACCGTTTAGAGCGGTCGCGGCCAGGTCGGCCCCGGAGGCGGCAGCCGCGAGCGGGTCCGTCGTCGAGTCGACCGGCGAGTCGGTGGTCGTGATGTCGGTCGTGGTCGTGACGGCAGCCGGCGGCATTCCGCCTGCGGCCCCGGCCTGGGCGGCCGCGGCGTCGAGCGTCGAGAAACCGAGCTGGACGTAGGTCTGGTTCGCGGCCTCGGTGTCGAGCAGCTCGAAGTCTTCGCGGTCGCGGATCTCGTTCGGCGTGATCGCGCCCATGTTCCAGAGCGACTGATAGAGGGCGGCCCGGCCCGCGGTGTCGGCCCGCAGGATCCCGCGGGTGTCGAGCTTCGCGTAGGTGTTCTCGCCATAGACCGGCTGGAGAGCCATGTCGATCGGCGACTCCATCCTGCGGGCCCACGGCAGGAGGCACCAGACCTGGGCTGATAGGTGCTCCTGCTCGACCGTGGAATACTTATTCATTTTCGCGTCGCCGAGGAGCGTCGAAGGAACGCCCCAGTGACGACACACGTCTGGAAGGATCGCGTCCCGCAGCTCCTGGAACTGCGACGCCTCCATCGAGTTACTCTCGATCGGCTTCAGCCGCGTTTTCTTCGGCAGCACGGCAGCCCGGCCGCGGTTGGCGGCTCCGCCGTAGGCTTCCTGGAGAGCGTCGCGGATCGCGTCGACCGCCGCGTCGGGGATCTTCTCGTCCGTCTCGAGGACCATGTCGGGCCGGGCCGAGTTGCTCCAGAACGCGGTAGCCGCGGTGTCGAGCTGGCGGGCCAGATTGATGCTCGTCGCGTTCATCTCGGCCGGGGCGTGACCGACGATCCCGTTGTCGCTGATCCATCGCCAGTGGAGGACCTGCTCCTGGGCGAGCGGCTCCCAGATTCCTTTGTCGTTCCAGAACTTGTAGGCGAGCGAGTAGTCGGCGTTCTGCTCGACAGTAACTCGAGACGGATGGAGCGGGATCAGTTGAGTCATCCAGCCGCGGTCGCCCGGCATGATCCTCGCGTAGCCGTTGCCGTGGAGCGCGGTCCAATAGGCTTGCAGCGTGTAGAAATCCCACGCCGACTGCCAGCGGTTCGGCCGCTTGCGGAGCGTGTAGGCACAGGGCAGAGTCGACTCGGCCTTCTCCCTGCGACCGTCGGGCCGCTCCTGCATGATCTGCATCGGGCAGACACCGACGGCCTGGGCGATCCAGCGGACGACGCCGAAGATCGCCGACACGCGGACGGCGGTCTCGGGGCCCACAGCCGACGGCATGATCGAGCCCCAGCTTCCGGGAGACGATAGCGACGTACCGCGGACCTGTATCACGCGCGGGGCCGCGGCGGCCTTGGCCGGAGTCCGGCGGCGGCTGCCGCGGCCTCCAGTGGTAGACGGGCGGCGATTCTTGGGGCTGGGCATGGTAGCCAGTTTCCCCCGCGATCCCCCGGCAGAATCTCGATCAGATGATCCGGATCTTCCAGTCGTCGATGTTCACGGCCTCGCCCGTGTCCTCGTCTGTCGACGCGAGGGCGAGCGCGTTCACGAGAGCGGCGACGCCGTCGATCTTCTCGTTCGACTTCGCCTTGTCGGGCTTCACCATTCCCGTCGGGTCCGTGTAGACGCAAACATTGTTTGCGTTCCACGTCGCGACCGGGTTCGCCCCGTGCCGGAGGCGGCCCTCGACGACCAGGGCCTCGAGCAGTTTGCACGGCGCGTTGAGGTAGCTCGTCCGCTGCGGGATGTCCTTCGTCGTGATCCCCTCGCGCTGGAGCAGCGTCTCCAGGGCCCCGGCCTGCCACGGGTCGCAGCCAACGGCCTTGATCTCGTGGGTCTCGCCATAGGCCACGATGTCGCTGGCGACCGATTCGTGGTCGAGCCGGTGGCCGTCGGTCACCGTGACCCAGCCGTCGCGGATCCACGCGTCGTATGGGATCCCCTCGCGGACGCGATCGGCCACGGTCTCGCGTGGGACCCAGTACTTCCACTCGACCGAATAGCTGCCGTCCGATTCCTTGAACACGAAAGCGGCCGCTGTCATGTCGAGGTTCGACGCTAGGTCGACGCCGACCCAGCACGGGCGGCCGGCGAGCGGGGCGAGCGGGGCCGCGTTGCACTTCGCCCAGTCGTCGCCCTGGAACCAGCGAGCGTCGCCGGCCTGCCACACGTTCAGCGAGTAGCGGAGGAACTTCGACATCTTTCGCGGGTCGGTCTGGGCGTCCTGGTAGTCGGCAGCGAACTCGTCCTCTGGGAACGCGATCCCCATCGACGGATTAGCTTTCCGCCAGACCTCCGGCGACGAGTAGTCGTCCTCGTCTTTCGCCGCGTAGATCAGACCGTAGAACGTCGGGTTGGCCTTCGGGTCGTTGATCACGAGCTCGCAGTCCTGCCACCAGCGCCAGCCGATTCCGTTCCGGTCGGAGCCGGCCGTCGAGATCGAGATCACGAGGCCGTTGGCCGTGCCGCGCGTCGCGTAGATCAACGCGTCGACCAGGTCGGGCGAGCGGAAGGAGTGGATCTCGTCCAGGATCACCGAGCCGTTCAGGCCTTCGTTCCGCCATGAGTCGGAAGACAGGCAGCGGATCTCCTTCCCGGTCTCGCGGTTCCGGATGATGCTCCGCGAGTCGATCACCTCGAGCAGACGCGAGAGCGTTGGCGAGGCCTCAACCGACTGCCGGACCATCCGGTACATGGTCCTGGCCTGGAGGCGATCGTTCGCCGCGAGGAAAACGTCCTGGGCCGGGGCGTGACATGTCGCCATGTACTGAGCGAGCTGGCTCATAAGGGAACTCTTCCTATTTTTTTTAGGAACGAAGATCCCGGCCCGGCGGAAACGGAGCCGGCCGTCGGCACGTCGCCAGCCGAAGAGAGGCCGCAGGACGCGTTCGGCCTGCCACTCGATCAGGTCGATCCGCTTCGGGTCGCCGCCGCGTTCGTCTGGGTGGCGGCAGAGTGTCTGGATGAACTCGACCGGGGCCTCGGCCGCGGCGGCGTCCCACTGATACCCAGGGACGTACTCGGGCCGCTTCTTCGGATCAGCCGCGGACGGAGAGCTTCGCAAGGACCGCGGCTTCCGGGTCGTGGTCTTCTTGGCCTTCGCCATGCGTGACCTCCTGAGGGATCCGTCCGGACGACGCCGCGGTGAGGCCGAACTCTCTGGCCAGCATGACGTAATCGCGACGCGAGTCACGGAGAAGGCGAGCGACCGGCGACACGGCCTGGCCCTTGTCGGTCGCGGTGATCCAGCCCTCCTGGCCGATCTGATCGGCGAGCTGCTCGGCGTCGGCGAACAGGTGGCACAGGAGGCCGAAGGTCTCGGCCCGGTCGGAGGTCAGCCGGCCGTCGGCCTCGAGATCATCGGCGTGGGCTTTCCAGAATCTGGCGGCCGCGGGCCGGCCGGCGACGGACGCCGGCGGCTTCACCTTCCGCGGCGTGGCAGGCTCGCCGGCGGACGCCGTGGCCGCGATGGCTCCGACCTGGGCGGCTCGGGCCAGGGCGGCCCGCGTTCGCGCGGACTTGGGGTCAGGATGTCGGCCGCGGCGTCCCATGG